TCCACCCGAAGTTATTACTATTATACGGTAATAATGGCCTAGCGGCCCGGATGCTTAGCATCTAACCACAGTCGAATAATGTTCTCCTGCATTATTACCGACTGGTGACCGTAAGTCACACGTGATTCGAGGAGGTCGTTCAACTATGTTGCAAGACATGGGGCCGTTCCGACGTCGTACGCTTGAACGGTATATCTCCCAGATGAGTACGCCTAACCCGAAAGGCATATTCGATGGTCACGTGGCTGAGATTCTTGAACAACAAGGTTTTCGATGGGAGGAAGACCCGCGTTCGATTTATGAACCTCAGCAATTGTATACCGCCCTCGAGCGGTATGCGACAGAATGGGATGACTATGAGTACATGGATGAGTACTTGCGTCGAGGTTTTGAGAGGGCTTATAAAATATTCTCTAAACCGAAAGGTCATGAGTGCCTTCGCATTCTGACCGATGACGAGGTCGTCTCCAAAGCGCTCAAGCTAGATAAATCTTCGGGTCTTCCGATGATGACTAGCAAGTCTGAATCACTCACGTACTCTTTTGACCGAGAGTTACAGATTCGACTTGAGCGCAAGGCGCCAAACCCTTGTGTTGCGTATAAACGTACGCAAAAAGGCAACAAGACACGTCTTGTTTGGGGCTACCCGCTCGAAATGACGATTATGGAATCGCGGTTTGCGAGGCCTTTCATTAACGAGATGCTCCAAAGAAGAACGCCCATGGCATTCGGTATGACTAAGTGTGAGTTGGGTGCTTATATCCACCGCTATATTATCGAATCCGGAGGAAGAATCGTTGCGATGGACTATTCCAGGTACGATACTACTTTGTCCAGAACAATGATTCGAGCAGCATTTCGCATTATCGCGACCTGGTTCGACAAGACGGACCTAGAGCAGTATGGATGGGATAAGATTGTGCATTATTTCATTCATACTCCGATCGTAATGCCCGATGGACACCTGTATCGAGGTAAGCATCATGGCGTTCCTTCGGGAAGTTACTTCACTCAGGTCGTTGATTCTATTTGCAATGTTGCGTTGTGTTATGCACTATCAGAACGCTTCGGCTTCAGTCTGAACAAGCGATCCTTGTTTGTACTTGGCGATGATGTTCTGATGAGTGTAGTTGGTGACGTTGACCTTAACAAGTGGGCCGATTATCTCGGAAAGTTTGGTATGAAATTGAACGTCGATAAGACGCTTCTTGACAGAGCACACTTTCTTGGCGCATTCTGGGATAAGGGTAAGCCCGACGTTCCTATTCAAGAGATAGTGAACAAGGC